CGCCACCGACAGCCTTTCCGCCCGCGCCTCCCGCATCACCCGATGAAGTATTCACGCCGTTGCCTGCCGTCAGCAGACCGTTGAATGTGCTGCTTGTTGCTGACAGAGTTTCATCGCTGCCACGGCCAACCACGCCGGGGTAAGTTTTGGTGTCGTCCACATCCAGCCAGGCGATGACCGTTCCGCCCGCGCCGCCGCCTGCGCCACGGCTTGTGAAGCCGCTACCCCATCCGAGATAGCCGTAGCCTCTGCCGCCACCGGTCAGGATAATTCTGATGCGTTTCGTTCCTGCCGTAGGTTTGTAGTTGATCGCGCCCGGTGTGGTGAAAATCTGGCGGTCAATTACACGGCCCGAAAACTTTTCTGTTAAACCGAGGTTTTTAAGAACGTCAGCAACCAGCCCGGCGTCTTTGATTTCTGCCAGGGCGCTTGCAATCTGCAGGTACTGGCTATGTGGGTTTTT